TCAGCGTCTGTCTTACGTTTTCGCTCAAGTTTTACTCTTTTCATTAATCCGACATGAGAGATTGATCTGCCAGTTTGTTCGCTTAACCAAATTGCAACATCCCTATAACTGTATTGTTTGAGATGTTTCTTTGCTAGTTCTAGTGTTTCTAGTTCCTCAGTTAGAGGTAGTAGTATGTCTTCATCATTAGGGTCTTGCTCGTAACCAAAAGGTACTACCCTGCCTACACGGACGACAGGAAACCATTGGAGACCACTACTTAGTTTTTCTGGTGGAGGTAGCCTCCAAGTTTTATTAGTTTTCATTTTTAGCTGGTAAAATAAATAAAGGACTTTCAGCCTTTACTTCTATCTTATCTGTTTTTACAAATCCTGCACGGTCAAGAAAGTCCTTAGCTACTGCTATCTTTTCTTTATTACCTAGTTGTGTGGGATCATTAAATACTTCCATCATACCATAGGCAACACGTGTACCAGAGGAAGCAATGTAACGTTTAGTAGCTTCATATATCTCGTCCTGAAGTACGCTTGTAATGCTTGTAGAAGATACAGAATCTGCATAACCAGCAAGACGTTTAGCCTCTACAGGATTACCCTTAGCTTCTTCAAACAAAACATCTATAAACTTCTGTTGTTTTTCTGTTAAGTTTTTCATGTCATCTTTCTGTACGGTTTTGCAGCTTTAGCCGCTTTTTTAGGTTGCTTAGAGAACTGTTTACCTTTAGCAGTATCTGCTCTCTTTTTAGCTGAAGAAGCATCATACGCCCCAGCACCCATAGCCTTAATAGCATTAGCTGGAAGATAACGTTCTCCTGTAGCTTTTGGACCTTGTGTAGAAGGTTTGCCACTTTTAGTTCTCCAATCCTGCTTAGTCCACGACTTAAGACTTTTTTGACTAGCCGCTAATCCTCCTGCATTCATCTTAACAGGTTTCTTTGCTTTTGCTTGAGCAGTCTTGCTTAGGTCTTTTAGATGAAACAACTTTTTAGAGGACTTAGACATTTTAGCCCCTGTCATAGCTGTTCCATCTTTGTGTTTGTGTGTCTTACCAGCCCATAAAGTTCCATCACGTAAGTAATGTTTAACACCTTTCATTACTTATACCCTCCACCAGCTTCTTTATAGGCTTTAGCAAGCATTTGAGCTTTACGTGCAGACCATTGACCTGCTTTTCCACCTTTAGTGCCAGCTTTAATCCTTGCAAAAAGACGCTTACGCAAAGCTGGTTTAGTGTAATTACCCGCTTTATTCACTGTACTTTTTTTAGCCATGTCTTATTCCTATCTATTAGATACGATGCGGGTCAAAGTATTCCTCTACAGAAACTATTACTTCCATTGTATTAGCTGTTTCAACATACACTAAAATCTTATCTCCTGAGTGTAGATTAAAATAATTACCATCCACTAAGTTAGCTATAGAGTTACCTGCCATACTAAGTGCATTAGCTATGTAATGATACTCTTCATCCCCTGCATGATAGAACTGCACATAAACCTTTTTAGTAGAACTATTATTATTGCTTATGTGTAAGTACCTAGTGATAGCACTAAAGTTAGCAGGGCAAGTGTACACAGCGGTAGCGTTAGCATCTGCAGCAGTAGCTGCAATAGTGTACCCCTGTGTATGAAACTTGGACTTGGTTAGATCAGGCACAGACTATACCTTTGTATAAACTAACTGTGTTGGTCAAAAACCTTTTGTTTAATTTCCCCACGTGTTACTCCTATATCTCTAAGAGCTTTATCTGACATATGTTGTAGTTGCCAGTAAGCTACTCTACGTTCTTGTGCGTTCTGTATTGATTTAATAATATTCTTGAACATGGTATTCCTCCTTATGTTTGTACCATAAGAACAGTTATACCATGTTCAAGTTAAAATTTATACAGCTATAATTGCAACCCCGCTATGCAGAGTTTAAAATTTCACCCCCACTAGAATAGTAGCAGGGGAGTTTAGCTAAGTCAAGTATTAATTACTTGCTTTAAGGCCTCTAGGGATAGTTCTATTTTGTCTTTTTAAAGTTTTAAACAAACGATCTTTTTCTCTTTTAGTTAAAGAACTAGGGTCTGCCCTAAACTTACGAAGATTTTTTTCTGAAAGAGTTCCGGGCTTAGGTGCTTGTTTATCTTTATTAGGGTTGTTCTGTTGAGCTGGACCCTTGCGAGGTGCGTTAGGATTATTGTCTTGTCTTGGACCTTTCCCCGGACCTGTAGGTTGTATTTTAGGAGGCACCTTCATGTTAATTTTACGACCTTCAGGAATCTTAGCTCTTGTTCTAGTACCAGCTCCTGTTCCGTCTCCCCTACGTACAGGGCTTGTAGCAGCAGGTTTCTTTGGTGTTACGATTTTCTTTTTAACAACAGGTTTCTTTTTAGTAGTAGTAGCTGTTCCCGGCTTCTTACGCCGTGCGCCTTTAAGAGAAGCAAGCAATCCGGGCTTACCTTTAGTACCCATCTTACCATCAAAACCTAACAAGTCTCCTAGAAAGGTATCTTCAAAGCCAATTTTTTGATTTCCGCTTGTGTCTTTAAGATCACGTTTACCACCAAAACGGGGGTTTTTCTTTTTCTTCTCAGCCATTAACTTTTTCCCTTTTTAAGATTGTTTACTTGTGACTTAACCATGCCACCTATGTTGTAGGTCATAACTTTTTTCTTAGTCATTCCGCCACCCATGTAGCCTGATTTTTTAGTCATACCACCTTTGTTCATTTTTGCATCTCTAAGAGATGTTGAAAAAGCTTTTTGTGCTTGGCTGGGAGGTCTAACACCTGTTACCCTGCGGTCTTTTTTATTACCAAATTCATCGTCATCTGAACCTAAATAGATATCAAACTCGGCCCTTCGTAGCATAGCTTCTGCCTCTAGATCAGACATAGTGCGGCCTTTACTGCTATTCATTGGTGCATTTGAAAGTTCATCAGGCATACGTGATTTACGATCTGCTCTACGTTTTACTTCAGCCTTTGGTCCTTTTGGTCTATTATTAGGGCGTTTAGAAGGCCCAGAACCAGCGCCAGTGCTAGTATCAGCAAGAAGTTTATCAGCTTCTTCTCTGCCTTTTTGTATAGCAGCACGTTTATCAGCTTTATCTTTTAGCAACTTTTCAACTTGTTGAGCTGGAGACATTGCACTATTGTTTAAAGCTCTCTTAGGAGTAGTAGTTTGCCTACTTCTTTGCTCATCACTAATTGAATCTTTTTTCTTTGGTGCTTCTTTTTTCTTTGGGCGTAACTTTGGTCTTAGAGATTTTGTAACGCCTGTCTCTCCAACATCTTTACCTTTGTTCTTAGCCCAAGCAGTAAGAGCGCTACCCTTATACTTACCTTTATTCTTCTTCTTCCATGCGTTAAGCTGCTCTGCAGTTACTGCAAGCTTCTTAGTTCCATTCTTATCGTAAAAATACATAGAGCCAGCTTCTTGAGCTGCCCTAACACTTTTATGTTTCTTAGCCATGATACACTTCTCCTATGCCTTACCAGCGTTTTTGTTACGAGGGAACGACCTGTTATTTGTTTTACTTTTAACAGATAAATTGCCCATAGAGTTATTCATAGGATTGCCATCGTTGTGATCAACATCCCTATTATCACCCTTAGTCACCGCACCATTTTTCTCTAAAGCACGTCTGGCCCTTTTACGAGCAGCATTTTTAGCTAACTCAATAGGAGTACTCTGAAGTTGGCGTTCTCGTTTATAATCACGATCAGAAGTAACAGAACCCCCAATACTATATCCACTCTTATTATGAGTAGTTTTAGTGGGAAAAAATTTAGCTACCATTTTACTTTATCCGCCCAGTAAGCTGCACTCAACTTACCCCTTTTAATATTTTTTCCATGACGAGCTTTAAAACTTGCCCGTTTCTTTTTCATTTTGTCTGTTTCACCAGCTTTGGGTTTCCCGGCTGTCTTCGCTCCCTGTTCACCAAACCTGATGAGCTTGATGGTTGTACCTTCTTTTGCAAGTACGGCATGACTTTTTTTCGGGTGATCAGGGGTACGCTTCGGCTTGTTATAACCTGCAAACTTTTCTCCTCTGTATTCTATACTCATTGTTTATCTTTCACTCTAGGTAAGCAGTAGGCGACAACCCTATCTTGAGGTGCTATGCCGTGTGTGCTGTAACGTCTTGTTATCTCTCTAGCGTAGTAGTTACAATGCTCTATGTTGTCAAATATCATTTTACCTTCTGATATTATCTCTCTAGCTGCACCTAGATACACCATGAGAACAAAAGTGTACATTACATCATTTCAAAGTGTGGTGCATCTATAAATGGTCTACGACCTTGTGAACGACGAACATCAACATAGGTGTTCATTGCATCTTCCATGGAACCATCCCAGTCAGCAATATTACCTACTGTCCAAGCTGCTCCCCACTTAAGAGCTACACCCTTTTGTTTAGCAGCAGCAGCCATAGCATCAGCTAACTCATCATACTTATTTAAAGCCCAAGTAACGTTAGGGCCAATGTATGCTACCAGATCAACTGCACGACCCTCTAGGTGCTTACTCTTCATTGTTTGTGAGGCACCACTAGCAACAAGCTTCTCCTGCTCCTCTACGGTACGCATACCACAAGTTACTCCAAAGTCCACCTTGGTTAAAGTAATAGCAGTTTTAACTACTTCTATTAACTGAGGGTTAATCCCCTCAAGTCTTCCTTCACTACGTGATGACAGTTTAAACGACATTAATTTTTCTCCGCTATGAGCTTTGATTGCTCTCGTATTTGTTGCTGCTGCTTCTCCAAAATAAGAAACTGTTTATCTGCTTCAGAAAGCTCTGGAAGCTTAACGACATTATTTCTTTCCAAAGAACTTACTCACTGAACGCATTCCTATAGATGCACTAACAATTCCACCTAAAGCAATCTGGTACCACTGTGGCATAATCTCTAAAGATGCAAATCCTTGTGCTACTATTTCATTTCCCCAATCACCACAAAAAGCTAGAATTAGTGGGATAGAAAATAGTAGGGTAATCCATTCGTCTTTCCATGAGTTCTCAGTAGCTCTCATAGCTTCTAAGTCCCAGTCAATTTCTCCTGTAAGCTGCTTCTTTTTTATTTCAGCTTCGGTTAGTTTGATCTGGGTCTTACCATCAATAATAGAAGTAGCTAATCCTGTCAGACTTCCTATGAGTTGACCAATCATTAACGAAACCTATTTTTTCTATAGTCTTGAAAGCCTGTGCGTGGAGTTCCTACTGTACCACCTTTATTAAAGTTTTTAGCTTTTGATTTCTCATAAGCTTCCATATCAGCTTTCATTTGAGCCATAATTTTAGCTCGTTCTTCTTTGCTAATTTCCCGCATAGGACCAATTTCAATATTTTCGTTACTAGCTTTATCACGCTCTGCCCTAGCTCTAACTTCAGCCATCATTATTTCTCGTTGTTCGTCCGTAATTTGCCGCATAGGACCAATTTCAATCTCTGCCATTACTTTTATTCCCTGTACTTTTCCTTATAAGCTTCCTCAAATCCTTCTTCATGGATAGGAGCTTCATGATTTCCCCAAATCCTCTTGAGGTAACTTTTGTGTATCTCTTCGTAATCTTTCTCACTGTGACCATTAGGTACTAAGTGACCCTTGATGATCCACATAAATCTATTTACTTCTTTGTGCAGAGAGCTATTAGTGTTTCTCATTACCAAGCCATACAGCAAAACAACCAGTTAAAGCTCCCATACAAATAGATACTAAGCCAGACTGCTGTATAGAAGGATCAGGTAAGGTCATAAACCAATGAACTGCTTGATAAGTTAATACTGTTACTGCTAACATCATAATACGAGGCATAATCTGCCACTTAAGTACACGTTCCATGATGATCTCTGGCAT